TGGGGAGATAGATATGACTTTACAAACAAGATTAAAGAGCAGCTTGCTTATTTTGAGCATGTGTATTTTAATGTAGATGACATAGATAATAACTTTGTGATTCACAGATCCAACTTGTTTCAGTTCTCTGAACTATCTTCTGATAGCTATCTACATGTGTGTCTTGATGATGTATATTATCCACTAGACTTCAGTAAGCTTGGTATAGATAAGATAGAAATACCTGTAGGATTGAGACTTAACTTGACAGATGGTGTGTTTCCTACACCAAACCGTGAGGCTCTTAGGTATACACCTGAAGCAAAGAAAGCTATTCTAGAAAAGATTACACGCTTTGCTAATGTAATGACACAACGTTATAATCAATCAGTCACTGTAAATAGTGATGTATATGCTGTATTGAAGTATTACACAAACAGCAGCAGATACATCAAGATGTTTGGTAAAGAGTTTGACTACAATCAGCTTGCTCCATTTGCTACAGCTAGAATTGCTACACCTAAGATACCTGGTGTAAATACATTGGAATTACATACGTTAAAGGGATATTCATTTGGTGCATTACTTAAGAACTACAGACGTTCTTACAAGTATGAGAATGGTAGAATGTATGAGATCAAAGCTGATAATACTTGGTCTTCACGTGTTGATTGGGATGCAAAAGATAGAAGACACTACATTCTTAATGGTGACATGCGAGGTCATAAGAAAGCTTATCTAAGAGAGCTTGCAGAAAATCATACAGATAGATGTGTGTATTTTATTAAAGAGAAAGCTAAGCATAAACAGGTGACACTAAAAGGACATCAAGGATATAGAGAGCTTCTGAAACTTAACAACTATCCTAAGGACCAGTGGAGAACTGTAATCAAAGAGTGGAAGCATATTGAGAGTCTTCTACTTGCTGATCTTATTGATGCTGATGCTATTGAGGTGCCTCAAGACTGGTTAGATGCTAGAAAGCAAAGCAAGGTGGCTAAGATGAAAGCAACCAAGGCTGCTAAAGGTGCAAAGCTTGAAGGTGATTTCAATTGTAAGAAAGCTGAAAATCTTCTTAGATATAATAATGGTAGAAACTGTAAGTTTGTTGCTGGTCGTCTTAATGTTCAAACAATAGAAGAGGGAAACACTCTTTATGTTTATACACATCATGATGACTTTATGAAGCTTGATAAGATGTATGAGGATACCAAGAAGATGGGTATTGAATATATTACACTATCTCAACGTGAGCTTAAGATTATTGAAGATTCAGGAGAGACAATTGACAACCTTGTGTCTTATGATGATTTTGTAAAAGGTCATGAAAAGTTTGTTAAGATAGTTACAGCTGTACGTATTCACAGATTCTGTAGTAACTATAGTGATGTGTTTGATAAGAGAAGTTATATTAAAGAAGTTAATTTAGAACTTGCAACTGATCTAAAGAATCTTACAGATTATCGAGCACTCTATCTATATCCTACTAAGTATAGTAGTTTTGGAGATCTTGATGATTTGATGAAGATAGCTGAAGAGAACAACTTGTTTGATGATACATATTATCAACTACAAGAGAAGGTTCATCAACTATTAAAGACTCACTATTATTTCAATACACTTGCAAACGTGATGAATTATTCTCATACTTCTAGTGGACTTCTAGATTGTATGGCACAACTAATGACTTGTAATGGGTTAGAGGTGAATCCAAACTATGAGTATAACTATCTAAAGAAAGCGCTGGAGGACAGCGAAGAAACAGAGTAATCATGTGGGAGATTGTTTGACAGTCTCCCATATTTTTCGTATATTAATAAATAAATAACAATTAAAAACATGAGTAAATTTCTAAGTTTGGAATGGTTCAAAAACAAAGTGGACCATTCAGTAGAGAAGGTAATTGAGAAGAAACTTGATGCCTTAATGAATGAACAAGATGAAGCTGCTGGACAGCCTTATCAAAGTGCTAAGTTAGTTAACGATGTACTAACTGTTGTGATGAGTGATGGTTCTGTAATTACCAAAATGGATGCTACAGAGGACCATTATGCAGCTGTACAGCTAGCAAAGAATGTAGCAGAGCTGTACTCTATTGTTAGTGACCCTAGTGTTGTTAATGAGAAAATTGAAGAAGAGAAAAAGATCGCAAGACTGCTAGCTCTTCGTGAGGGACTTTCTATTCTCAGAGAAAGTGGTGAGTTCACAGTGGATGGAGATAGTGTATACTTTAAAGGTATATCTAGATCTCTACCACAACTACTAGTTGAAGAACTTATTGATGAGGTGAGTCGTGCTAAAGAATTGGGTATTCCACTAAATGATTCTGATGGATATCAATCTCTCAAGCGTTTCTTTATGTGGTGTGCACTTAATCCAAGAGCTGAGGTGGCACATGAGCTGTACAGATTCTTGAAAGAGAACAGCTTCCGTATCACTAAACAAGGATTCTTTGTAGCACTACGTAATGTTGTTACACTACATGGATCTCCAGAGCTTGTACATTTCATCTCTAACACATACAACAAGGTGAAAGCTGTTTGGAAGAAGAGTCCAGATGACTACACCGTATTTCTAGAGAATGGTGAATACAAACTTGTGCATGATGACAAGTTATACCGTGAGGAAACACGAACTAGTACAAGTTGTCAAGAGTGCTTGGGAGAAGGTGGTTACTATGATGATGGTGATTATTATGAAGATGAAGATGAATGGAATGAAGGTGAGTGGATAAATTGTGACAGTTGTGATGGAACAGGTGAAGTGGAAGAGTATGAGTTCACAACAAATGTTATGGTGGATCATGGAGAAGAGATAGGTAAACTTACAGAGCTCTATCTAGATCTACCTAACAGACATGAGAATCGTTTCACAGATGATTGGACTAAAACATTTGACATTCGTGTAGGTAAGGTGGTTAACATGCCTAAAGAACAGTGTAACTGGTCAACACAAGATTGTGCTGCAGCTGGTTTACACTTCACTTCTGACCAGATACACTATGTAGGATGTGGTGATCAGTCTGTACTTGTTCTTATCAATCCTATGAAGGTGGTTGGTATTGGTACACACAAGGGTAGATGTTATGAATATCTACCAATCATGACTGTGCCAAGAGATGAGGCTACAGAGATTCTTCATGACAATCAGTTTGACACTCTACAGCTTGATGAAGAGTATGCAATCCGTGAGCTTGAAAACCTTGAAACTAAGGTGCAAGAAGGATTTGTAGCTGAGAGTTCTAAGTATGAATTCAATTTACCAAATGTTAGCAGTGCTGACATACGTAATATTGTAGGAAGCTTAGAAGATATGAAGGCTGAGATACGAGATAGAATCGTATCTTTAGATTAATTAATTGGGGGATAGCATTTATTTTGTATATTTGTTATTCCCCATTAATTTAAACTTATGGCAAAGAAATCAACAAGAAAGCCTAGAGTTCCTAGGACTAGAAATGCTGGCACAATGACAGAAGCAGCGTTCTGGTCTATGATTAGGAGTGCTCTAAGGCAGAAAAGCAGATGGTGGAAGCCAATTGCTGAATGTAAGAAGCTTGCAAGGCGAGCGTACAAAGGAAAGAATAAAAGACAGAGGTGGGAATACAAATGCAACAAATGTAAGGAGTGGTTCAAGAGTGATCAAGTTAATGTTGATCATATAGAACCTGCAGGAAGTTTGAATTGTTCACAGGACTTACCATCTTTTGTGGAAACACTCTTTTGTGAACAAGAGAACTTACAAGTGTTGTGTAAAACTTGCCATGACCAGAAAACAAAACTGGAAAAACAATTAAAACAATTTAAGAAATAATGAACAGAGAATTATTGAGATCGCTCACAAAGCCTGAGCACTATGATTCACAGACTAATATAGATGTAATAGACATATGTCATATGTACAACATATCTTTCTCTCGTGGTAACATAATCAAATATGTTATCAGGGCAGGTAAGAAGAACGATGAGTTGAAAGATCTATATAAGGCTTTGGATTATTTACAAAGGGAAATACAATACATTAAAAACCAATCACAATGATAAAAGGACAAACAAATACAGAAGCAAACTATAGGGCTGTCATGTTGGACAGCTCTAGTTCTTTAAAGGACTTTTCACTTGATAGAAAGAAATACTATAGAAAATATATCCTTAATGAACCAATTAATGAGAAAGAAACAGCAGCTGCTAACATGGGTAGACTAGTGGAGACACTATTGTGGGAACCAGATCTTTTCGAAGAGAAGTTCTTTCTATCTTCTTGTGCAACACAACCAACAGGACTTATGTTGGAGTTCGTTGAAGCGTTGTACAGAGTGACTAGAGATTCTACAGATGAGTCTGGAGAGGTGACTAGAGACTTTGAAAGCTTATCAAGAGAAGCATATGATCTATCTTCCTTCAAGATAAAGTATGAGGCTGTCATCAAGAAGTTTGTAGGTAGTGATGCAGAGCTATACTATCATGAAATCAGAAAGGTGAGAGCAAACAATCTAACTGTAGTGAACAACTTAGATGTAACTATGGCTGAAAAGATCGTAGAAACACTTAAGCAAAGCAGTGTCACATCAAAACTTGTCACTCTTGTTAGTAGTGCAAGATACAATGTGTTTTGTCAAATGCAAGTTGAAGACTATGTTATAGACGGACATGCTTTTAAGTCTATGATGGACTGGGTAGTGGTAGATCATGATGCTAAAACTATTCAGGTGTATGATTTGAAGTGCACATGGAATGTAGAGAACTTCTTTGAGGAATACTATTTGTATAGAAGAGCATACATCCAGGCATTCTTGTATAAGAAAGCTGCACAACACATGGCTAATGATGACATGCTTGAATACTATGGGTATGAAGTACTCAATCCTAGATTTATTGTTTGTGATAGTGCAAACTTCTATAGTCCAATAATATATACATTGTCTGAGGAAGACATGAATGATGCTAAGAATGGCTTTGAGTACAAGGGTAGAACCTATCCTGGTGTTAAAAGCTTGATCAGTGATTTGAAATGGGCAACAGAAAATAACATGTGGGACGTTAGCCAAGGAACATTCGAGGCTAATGGAGTAGTTAACATACGAAATAGATAATAATGACAATTAAGAAAACGATAACCAGTATATTTATGGTTCCAACTCTAAGGATTCCAAAAAACGCATTGAAAAATAATGGGTTTATAAATGGTTATGTTGAAGATGCAGAGAGAGATTTTCAGTATCCTGATGCTGTTTATCTCTTGTTTCTGCCTAAAGACATACCAAGGTTTAGAGAGTTTCTTGATGATGAGTACGAACGTACAGAGAACATCATTGAGGATTATGATTATGAAGGAGGATTTGTAGTTGTTGTATACAAACTTGACAGTAGATGGAGAAAAGACTATACTCTTATCAAACAAGGTAAGTATTCTAAAACCTCTGGTAGCTTTCAGAAGCTGTTTCCAAAGGTTATAAAGATTATGAAGAATGGCTTACATAGAGATGAGGTGTCCCTGCAGTATCGAGTGTTCAATAAGACAGAAGATATGATTGAGTATTGGGAGAACAAGATAGGTATTGAATGGGATGATGAGTTTGAAGTGTGGGAAGGATATGACAAGAACAAAGAAATACTTCATATAAACAAGTTAAAAGATAGTGTAACAGATAAAGTATAATTATGAATGCAAAACAATTATTAGAAGAAAACCCTTTATCAAAAGATAAGTTGAAACTGTGGTTCACAAACCAACTAACTGCTCAGCTTGAAAACTTTGAGGAAGATGATAACTTCAAAGAGTTTATGGTAAAGTCAGGAATCACTGATGACCAGATAGAAACTATATTTACCAAAGGAGGTAGAGGTTGCCTTGATTTCTTTGATGAAGAAGGTTTGATTATATCAGTGGTACATAATTGGAAAGACAAAACCTTTTCATATTGTGTCAATGATGGTAAGCCCCAAGGATCATTCAGTAAGAGAACAGATGCAGAAACTGCTGTTCTTCAAGAATGTATCAAGACCCTTGAACAAACATTAACTGAAAAAGAGGAGACAGATGACAACTCAGAGAATTAAAGAGCTAGTAGAAGATTATTTCAATGTAGATCTATCAGAGAAAACCAGGAAGAGAGAGCTGGTTCATATCAGATTTTTATATTATAACTTAGCATATCACCACGCATCAGATGGTTTAAGTCTAACTGCTGTAGGTAACACTATTGGTGGTTTTGATCATGCCACTGTGTTATATGGTCTTAGACAGTATAAGAATCTGTATGAATTTGACAAGCCTTTTAGACGCAGAGTTAATCCTTTTCTAAACGAAATAGAAGAAGAGATTAACAAGAGTAGTGTCAACAGTAGGAGAACTATACACAGACAGATAAGGCGATTGAAGGAGAGAATTCTTCAGATGGAGAAGCAATTGGAAGATATAGAATAAATTTTACAAATAATTATGAGAACAATTGGAAAAATTATAGTAGATTTGCTTTCTAGCAATCACATTTCAGCTGACGAAGCTGAGTTAATGATCAATAAACTTTCTAGGGATGGTAAGTCATTAGGTTTTCAACCTAAGAGGACTGCTAGTCCCTATTGGTATCAAACAAATACAATGAACGATGAGAACAGCTGAAGAATTCAATCTAACATATGAGCTAGTTATGGACGGTCCAGGGCTAGTTATAGACGTTCCTGCAGTGGTTCAATATTTGAATCAAGTATTTGATGATCTACTAAAGATAGAGGGATTTAAGTGTAAAGAGATATCTACTATCCGTGGTATACCACGTGTACAAACTAACCTCAATGAGATTTTACCATTCGTTGGTAGAATAATCAATGAGCAGTTAGAGGAGAATCTTAGTCTTATGTTGAAAGTGGAATTCGAAGTAGAGCAACGATTGCTATCGTTGAATTTAGACAAACACGGTAAACCTATAAATCATGAATAAGAACATTTTTATGCCAAGGGTCAATATTCTCCCTTATGAATATCCACAATTACTAGACTACAAAGATGCAATCAGACACTCGTATTGGATTGATACAGAGTTTAACTTCACTGAAGACATACAAGACTTCAAGGTGACAATTACAGATGAAGAACGTGATGTTATCAAGAAGACTATGCTTGCTATAGCTCAGATTGAGGTGAATGTAAAAACCTTCTGGGGTGATTTGTACAAACGTATGCCTATTACAGAGATAGGTGATGTGGGGTTCACGTTTGCTGAATCAGAAGTGAGACATAAAGATGCATATGCCAGACTGTTAAGAATTCTTGGACTAGAAAAAGAGTTTCAGAATGTAGTTGAGGTGCCTGCTATAGAGGGGCGCATCAAATATTTGAAGAAATACTTGGATGGTACAAGATCTAGAGACAACAAGATGTACACAAAGTCTGTGCTGTTGTTTTCTTTATTCATAGAGCACGTAAGCCTGTTTAGTCAATTCTTGATTATGATGAGCTTTAACAAAGAGAAGAATGTCCTGAAGGGGATATCTAATGTTGTTGAGGCTACAAGTAAAGAGGAAGAGATACATGGTAACTTTGGTGCAGAGCTTATTAATATTATTAAGAAAGAGAACCCTGAGTGGTTTGATGAAGAGTTTGAAAACCTTATATATTCAGCATGTAAGAAAGCTTATGTAGCTGAGTGTGGTATATTAGATTGGATCTTTGAAAAGGGAGAGCTTGAGTTCCTACCTAAAGAAACAATAAAGCACTTCATCATGAACCGTTTCAATAACTCACTTAAAAAGATTGGAATGAAGCCAATATTTGGTGTAGACAATGAGTTGTTAACATCAACTAAATGGTTTGACATAGAAATCACTGCTACTAAAGAAGGAGACTTCTTTTATAAGAAGCAAGTGGATTATAATAAAAAGAGTAAGAGTATAACTGTAGACGATTTATTTTAAAATGGAATATAAAAGATATTACTGGCTTAATGAAGACAGTAGAAAGTTCTTGTCCAGGGGATATCTAGATGAGTCCCCTGAGCAACGAATAAGAGATATAGCAAATATAGCTGAGAAATACCTAAACATGCGTGACTTTGCTCACAAGTTTGAAGACTACATGTCTAGAGGTTTCTATAGCTTATCAACACCTGTATGGATAAACTTTGGTAAAAGAAAAGGTTTACCTATCAGCTGTTATGGATCTAATGTAGATGATACACTAGATAGTATACTAAATGCAGGACGTGAGATAGGTATGATGTCAAAGAATGGTGGTGGTACAAGCGCCTACCTAGGTAACATTAGACCTAGAGGTACTGATATTAGTACAGGGGGTAAAGCTGATGGACCAGTACACTATGCAAGAATCTATGACACTGTTGTAGATGTTTGTAAGCAATCTGCAGCTAGACGTGGAGCATGTGCTGTATATCTACCTGTAGAACATCAAGATATAGAAGAGTTTCTAGACATTGGTACAGAGGGTAATCCTATTCAGAATCTTCAGTATGGTGTTACAGTTAGTGATGCCTGGTTGAAGAGTATGAAAGCTGGTAGTAAAGAGAAACGTAAGATATGGGCTAAGATTATTCAAAGACGTAATGAATTTGGATTCCCATATATCATGTTTAAGGACAACTCAAACAATGAGACATCTCCTTATAAAGAACTAGGGTATGAAATTACAGCTAGTAATTTATGTAGTGAGATACAGCTTCCTACAGACAGCTTCCATAGTTTTGTGTGCTGTTTAGGATCTATCAACTTGTTACACTGGGATGAGATAAAAGAAACAGACGCAGTGGAAACATATGTGTTGTTCTTAAATGCAGTGATCAACGAGTTTATACAAAAGGCAGAGCACCTTCCAGGTATGAAACGAGCTTGGAGATTTGCCAGAGAACATAGAGCTATTGGTGTAGGTGTACTAGGATATCATTCCTACTTCCAATCTAAGCTTATAGAGTTTGAATCACTAGAAGCTAAACAACTTAACCATCAGATCTTCAAGACATTGAAAGAACGTACAGAAGATGCTTCTAGATGGTTACATGATGCTAAGGGGTATAAGTCTATTAGAGAAGGCTTTGCTAACACTACACTTATGGCCATAGCACCAACTAAATCTAGTTCGTTCATCCATGGTCAGGTGAGTATGGGTATTGAACCTATCAAGTCTAACTACTTCATCAAGGATCTTGCTAAGAGTAAGACAGTGTATAAGAATCCGTTCTTAGAAGCTGAGCTTGAGAAGTATGATATGAATAACGATGAAACATGGGAGTCTATTCTTAAGAAGGATGGATCTGTACAGCATCTAAAGTTTCCAACTAAAGCTGTATTTAAGTCCTTCATAGAGATAAGTCCTAAAGAACTAGTTCTGCAGGCTGCTCAAAGACAGAAGTTTATTGATCAGTCACAGAGTCTAAACTTAATGATACACCCAACTGTATCTGCTAAGGATATCAATCAATTATATCTTTATGCACATGAAGAAGGGGTAAAAACACTCTATTATCAGTTCAGCCAGAGCTCAGCTCAAGCATTTGCAAGAAACATTCTTGACTGTGCAAGCTGTGAAGGCTAATCAAATTAAGTAAAAAATGTGTAGCTAAGGGTTGTATATACCATATACATTTTATACATTTGAACAATGAAAGATATTACTATCTTGAATTCTGATAATTTGGATTAAATATTTCTGTTCTGTTTTTAATTGTGAAAGGGGCCTTGGAGAAATCTAAGGCCTTTTTTTGCTTGGAAAATAGACTAGAATTAACTATATTTGTATGTAATAATAAACAATTAAAAATGGCAAAAAAGCAAGAATCAACCGTAGACAAGTTCCAGGAAGCACTGGAAAAACTAAACAAACAGTATGGAAAGGGAACCGTACTAGCACTAGACAGCAAAACAGAAGGCACTTATGATGCAATCAGTACAGGATCAATTGGATTTGATTGGGTTACACTAGGTGTAGGAGGTTTTGTTAAAGGTAAAATGTATGAGCTGATGGGCTGGGAGGGTACAGGTAAGTCCACTATATGTGGACACGCTGTAGCTAGCTGTCAGTCTCAAGGAGGGAAGGTGGTATATATAGATGGCGAGCATGCTGTTGACACAAACTACTTCAGAGCCCTTGGTGTAAATACATCAGAAATGTTAATTGCTCAACCATCATCTGGTGAGGAAGGATTTAACATTGCTGTAGAAATGATGCAGACAGGAGAAGTGGATCTGTTAATTATAGACTCAGACTCATCACTTATTCCTAAAGCTGTATTAGATGGTGAAGTGGGAGACCATGCAATTGGTAAGAAAGCAAGACTAAACAGTGGTGCATACCCAAAGATTAAAAGTATTGCACACAACACAGACACTTGTGTTATTGTAATCTCTCAGTATCGTGAGAAGATTGGTGTTATGTTTGGTAACCCAACCACTACACAAGGAGGACATGCTCTTAAGTTTTATTCTGATTGTAGAATAGAAGTGGGCAGATCTCTAGCAAAAGAAGGACAAGAAGTGTATGGTAACATCACAAGAGTGAAAGCTACCAAGAACAAGATGAGTCCTCCATACAAGAAATCAGAGTTTGAGATTGTGTATGGTGTAGGTATTGATAAAGTGGGTGAAACTTTACAACTGCTGCATGAGTTTGGATTAGGTCGTAAGTATGGTAAGACATATACATTTGATGATGTAAAGTATGACCTAGAGGAATTCAAGCAAATGATACTAGAAGATGTTGAGTTCTTTGATAAACTAAAGACTACAATTGTAAACGCTATTTGTGGTGTAGAAGAAGAAGAAAAAAAAAGTGAAGTTGTGAACTATGAGCAGGCTAAAACTATTGAAGTGGTAGCGCCTGAGGAGCTTACACCAGATCTATTCGATATACCTGAGTTATGAAATGTATAGTGTGTGGAGCAAATTCAGAGTCTGAATACTGCTTCAAACATAAACCTAGAAAAAAACTGTCTGGCAACAGGGGATTTAAGACACCAACGCTAACTAAGAAATCCAAAGTTAGTGTTGGTAAGTCCCAACCAAACACAGACCATATAACATTCAAAGAGATTTGGAAAGAAAGACCTCACAAGTCTGAAGTTAGTGGTACGTATCTAGGTAAGGAAGCGCTGAGTTTGTATTTTCATCACATACTTCCTAAAAGTAAGTACCCACAATTTAGGAATCTTAAAGAAAATATCATACTTTTGACAGCTGATGAGCACGCTAATGTAGAAAGTGACATCTATAGATATGAAAAAATAAATGAGATACGAGAGTATCTAATTGATAAATATAAACTAAACATATGAAAAACCAATTCTTTTACACTCGTAAAGAGGCTGTACAGGGAACAGATCCTGTAGAGTACAAAGAGTACACGGACAGTATCAATCTTAACAAAGTAATTCGTAGCGTT